TAATACTAATACTAGTAATATATAAATATACTAGTATATACTAGTAATACTAGTTAGAATAATTTTGAATTATTTTTTTTAGTTTTTCGCCAAGATATCTTCCAACGATAGGTTTGCTATCTAAAATTTCTTTGATTGATTTTTTAATATTCTCGGCATTTAAATCTGCGAGATCGCAGACATGATCGCAGTCATTGCCACTAATCCATATTCCTATAGCTAATTTTTCTTTACTCGTTCCTAGATAACTATCAGAAATCGCTTGGCACACGACTAGCCTCCATAGGCGTAACTCTGATGTGAGTTCTTGGTTGCTCCCTATCGATACCCCAGTATATATGTTTTTGCTTAACTTGTCTGTCATTAACATATATAAAACCTTGCATACAATCTAATATCACACTTTCGTCTAAATCAGGTCTCCTTGATTGATAATATATTTTTATCTCAACAACTACGTCTAGTTCAATAAGTTTTTCTAATTTAGGGCATTGCTCCTGAAAAGACTTTACATAATTTCTAGCTTTTTCAGATTTAATTACACCAAATCTCTTTCCAAATTTTACTATTTTTCGTGAGTTCGCCTTTGACGCTGGCTCTCCCTCGACAACAAATTTTATACTTGGATATATTTTATTTGACATTATTATACTCTATGATATACCTAAAATTACACATAGGAGTTTTACATGAAGATTACCAACAAATTTGGTTTGCCACAACCATTTGTTGATTTTATTAAAAACGATAAATACAACAAGGGTAAAGCAGATATATCAGTAACGTCTTTGATAGATAGTCCTAAAATATCTTTAATGAGACAAAAGTATAACGATCAGATAGAGATTGATGCAGTAGATCAGATATGGTCAATCTTTGGAACTTCAGTACATTCAATATTAGAAAGATCAGAAGATGATATTTATTCTGAAACGGAGCAACGTCTTTACTCTGAGGTTGATGGTTGGGTTTTATCAGGTGCTATAGATAGACAAGAGATAGATAAAACAGACGGAAAGATTACTATAGTTGATTATAAAGTTACATCAGTATGGTCTGTAATTTATGGAAAAATAGAATGGGAAAGGCAATTAAATTGTTATGCCTACCTATGTGAAAACAATTACCACCCAATATTTACAGAATTTTCAAAACAAAAAAAAGAAGTTAAGAAACTTAATATATGTGCAATCCTGAGAGATTGGAATAGAAGAGATGCTGAGAAAAAAGAAAACTACCCAAAGACACCTATAGTTGTTGTGGACATACCCTTGTGGAGCAAGGAAGAAAGAGAAGATTATGTCAGGGATAGAATTAACAAGCATCAAGATGCTCAAGTAAATTACGATATAAATGGAGAGATGCCATTCTGTTCTGATGATGAAAGATGGAAAAAAAATGATGCATGGGCAGTAAGAAAAGTTGGTCAAAAAAGAGCATTGAGAGTTTTAGATAGCGAGGAAGAGGCTATCAAATATATGGATTGGCACAATGAAACCGACAAAGCCTATGTCAAAAAAACAAATTTAGAAATAGAATTTCGCCAAGGCGAATATAATAGGTGCAAGGGTAATTACTGCTCTGTTGCACAGTTTTGTCAACAATATATAGGAGAATAAAAATGGCAAAAGAGAAAAAAGAAAAGAGGGTTAGAGCAAGAACTGCAAAAGGTAAGTTTATTGCTGATGACCCAAACACACCTGAGAACGAGGCTTACGTCAAGCCTAAGAAAGTAATTAGGAAAGTTAAGAAGAGTGGTGTTGTTAAACTAAAACCACCTACAAGAGAAGAGGCTTATAAAAAGCACATAAAAGAGGCTACAAAGAAATCACAAAAGGAATACAAAGATTTCTTCATTATAGCTTGGATCAAAAAACTTATGGGAGTATTTAATGGCTCAAATAAATGAGAAACTAGAAAAACTTCTTAAAGAAGTTGGAGAGGTTGTAGATCTTAAAGATAGATCTAGTGCAGTGTGGTCATTGCCACAAAATCAAAGTGTTATGATTGTAAAACACAAAGCATTAGAAAAGATATCTGCACACCTTGGTATGTGGTTTGATGCACCTAAAATTATTGAAAGTGATACTGAAAAGAAAATAGTTTCACTTGTTGTTCAAGGTTACATAGATGATGGCAAGGGCAAGAATACTGCTTGGTCGATTGGGGAAGTTAGTCCTGACAATTATAAAACATATGCTAAACAAAGCTCTTATCCTTATGCCATGGCTGAGAAAAGAGCTATTGATCGTGTAATATTAAAACTCTTGGGTGTTCATGGGGATTTTTATTCTCAGGCTGAAATAGACGAGCTTGAAGAGGGTAAGGAAATAAAAACCAAGAAACCACCTATAAAAAACAAAACACCAAAAGAAGAACTTCAAGATTTGGCAGAGAAAGATGAAAATATTAAAGAGATAATAAAACATTTTCCTGATGCTGAGTTGGTTAAGTATTTTGGAGAAACAAAGTATCTAGTGGCTCTAGATGAAAATGAGCAAAGGATAGATACAGAAGAAGATTTAATAACCTCAACAAAAGGTTTTATTAAAGAGATGTATAATTTTAATTATGAACAAGCTCTAGAATTATACAATAAAAACGAAGAACTCTTTCTTATTTACAAGGACAAAAATGAAGACGGATATAAAGAGTTAATGAAATGGATAGGCGAAAATACTAAAAAGGAGAGTGCATAATGGCTATCAAAGAAAAAGATTACAAACCTAGTGGTTCTTTATTTACCAATGAACAAAGAAGAGGAGAAAACTCTCCTGACTATAATGGTTATTTGCATATTACATCTGACGTATTAGATGACTTGATTGCAAAAAGAAAAAAACAAGTTATGGAATGGGAACAACAAAACCCTAACATTGATTGGTCTACAGTAGACAAAGATAAAATGTTTCATCTAGACATGGATTTGAGTGGTTGGAAGAAGATTGCCAAAAGTGGCAAACCATGGCTCAGGATTACTGCAAATGTTCCTAAAGAAAAAGAGAGCAACAAACCATTCTAGTGAGGGCAATATGTCGGACAACAACCATGATAGTAGTATAGATGATGAATGGCTGACTTCTGATGAAGTTATGAGATACCTACATTTAAGCAGAATGTCTTTTTATTCTATTCTTAAAAAAGACGATAGCTTTCCAAAGGGATATGCCATCTTAACAAGAAAGAAACTTTGGAAAAAAGATGATGTTGAAAATTGGGTAAAAAGCAAATCAGCAACTTCTGAAAGTTAATAGTAACTTCTATGGACTACAGTAGACCAAAATATGAGACAAGCTATGACTTGTCAAACGAGGGCAGTATTATAAAGATTGTTTCTAATAAGTGGAATGTCAATTTTTGTAAACTGCCTTTGTCATACAGATTAGATTATGCACTTTACAAATCAGATAATTTAAGAGGGTTCTGTGAAGTAAAACGGCGAAAGTATAGAAAGTCCGATTTCCAAACTTATATAATATCGCTAGACAAAGTTATAAAAGCAAGAGAACTAGCAAGTATAACGAATACAAAATCAGTTTTAATAGTATCGTGGGTAGACGTTATTGGTTGGATTGATTTCAATAACGATTTTGTTTGCCGTCAGGGTGGTCGTGTAGATAGATCAGATTGGCAAGATGTAGAACCCATGTGTCATTTCAATATACAAGAATTTAAACCAATAGTTGATTGGAGAAACAATGATAAGCAAATGGTCGAGGAGCAGAGCTAGACTAAGAGAATATGTAAATCAAGTAAAAATAGAGAGGGGTTGCGAAAAATGTGGCTACCGAGAAAATCCTAGGAATTTACAATGGCATCATGTTTTACCAAAAACTAAATACAAAGCAGTTGCCGAAATAGTTAGTGAAGATAGATGTATAAAGAAAGTCAATGCAGAGATAGAAAAATGTATATGTGTCTGCAAGGCTTGTCATGGAATGTTGGAGATGTAGTTATGAGATTAGCAGATGGATATGAAGATGCTTTCATTGGCACTACCATAAGTGCCTTTAGTAGAAAGCAAGTGGCAGTATATGATTATGATAAGTGCTTACTGATACTTATCAATAAGTATGGCTTAGATGATGAAACGGCAATGGAGTGGTTTAGTTTCAATGTATTAGGTTCTTGGGTGGGAGATGACACACCAATATTTATTAATCAACATAAAATAAAAAATATAGAGGAGTATTTAGATGATGAAGATTGAGGATAATGTAAACAGACCAAAGCACTATAGAAAAGGTAGTGTAGAGTGCATAGATGCAATAAAAAGTGCATTAGGAGAGGGTTACGAATACTACCTTCAAGGAAACGTAATCAAATATGTTTGGAGATATAAACATAAAAATCTTCTTGAAGATTTAGAAAAAGCACAATGGTATCTCAAGGAGTTAATTAAAATAAAGAAAGGAAAGAATAGATGAAGTCTATTAGTGAAGAAGAAGTACAGAAAGCCGTAGATTGGCTAAGAGACAACTCAGAAAAATGTGCCAAGGCTAGAGCAACAAGAATATACTTAGAAGAATACAGAAAGTCTATAAAGGCTATACTCATGAGCAAATACCCTGAGCTATCTGTTTCTGCTCAGGAAAGAGAGGCTTATGCACATGAGGAATACAAAGAACACCTAAAGTTAATGAAAGATGCAATATACGAAGATGAACGTATGAGATTCTTTAGAGCATCTGCCGAGGTTAAGATAGAGGCTTGGAGAACACAACAAGCCAATATAAGATCTATCAAATTATAAACACACACTTTCTCTAGTTATAACGAGTAATCAAGAAACGTCTTTAGGCGTTTCGCCCTCGCCCTGAAAGTGGGTGTTGCCCATTATTGTCTCCACATTCGTGCTTTGCAGTCGGCTGCGTAATATAATAACACTAAAATCATGAACTTCTAGAGGTTAATGTTAACTTCTAACTTGCCTCTCTAAACCCAGCCGACCTCATCAGGATAAGCCCACGCCTCATGAGGTCGTTAATCCTATCCCTCCTTATCTTAATGAGGTTCTTTATAACTTTCTCATCTAGTCTTGGGTTTCTTTCTATTTCTCTTATTTGTCTTAGTAATCTGTTTCTTGCGTTGTCTATTGCCTTTAGTCTTGGAACAATGCTTAACTGCTCTCTATTATCCCTGAATATTTCTCTTGTTAATTCTGCATCACCAGATCGTCTGGCTAAGTCGTATCGTGCTAGTATCGTGAACAACGCTTTTCTATTTTCCAAATAACTTGATACATCTTCTCTTTCACTTGGAGACGCTATTACCTTTCTTGCAAAAGGTATTACACTAGTTAGTGGTGCTTGTAAGTCCTCGTTGATAGCGTCATATATCCTGACAGGAGATTCTAATGATCTTTGAACAAACCTTCCAACACCACCAGTTGTATAATCAAACCAAAACTCCATAACGTCTGGTGAAAGATCAACAAAGCCACTTTCTACTGCATCTCCTCCTGATATGCTGTTTAAGAAATTAGCTATTGTTACTGCTGTTCCACTTGTGCTTGACCAATATGCCTGACTATTAGGTGTAGGTCTTGATGCAAATTGAGGTGATTCTTTAAATATAGGGTCACCTTTGTAGTCCTCGTTGATAGCCACACTGACAAATGGGTCCAGCACTGTAGGAGCTGCCAAGTTATAAAAATTATCAAAACCACCAAAAGGACTTAAACTTTCAAATGCAGTACCGAATATGGTCCGGCTAGCCTCCCCGGGTGTATACTCGCCTCTAGCAGCTCTCGAAACAGCTCTTCCTGCATTTACAGCCAAGTTCATTCCATATGCTAATGGTATTGTAATAAACTTATCCTCTGCTAAACCAAATGTTGGTAACACAAAATTATGCTCTAATATATATCTTGGAAGTTCATCATAGTCTTTAATTCCATCTTCATCTTCATCACCTGAAAATAATGAGTTAAATGCATCTTGCATAGCTCCATAAACAAATAATCCAGCCCACACTTTTCTTACCCGCTTCGACTTAACCGCAGCGTTTATCAGCGCCATTGATCCTTGCATTGATGCGTTATAAAATAAATACCATGAATTTAAAAATTGCTTCTGCTCTCCACCCTTCGCAAAGTTAACTGTGAGGTTTCTCGCTGCTTGTGCAGCCCTAGCTGTGCTGACCCCTCTTTTTACAAGCGCTGTGTATAACGAGACACGCACACCATTTTCAACTGCTGTATTGTAATCATCTAAGAACTTACCTAATTTACCAAAACCTTTTTTAACTAAGCCTAGTTTCCCTTTTTTACTATTATCAGAAACATCACTAAGTATACTATTTATACTATTCATTTGATCTTGAAGGTCATTCATTTGGTTGGTTGCGTTTTTACCACCTGACTCTACAAACTTTGTATATTCTTTTGCCCAAAAGCTATCAACATCTCCATCTCTTAAATTCTTAGATATACCTTTCACCGCAGGTAGCGCACTCTTAAGGACTTCAGACATTAAACCTTTTTCGTCATACTGTTGAACATTTACACCAGCAGTTCCTAAGTCTCTAGCAAAGTTTGGTATAACAAAAGATGGATTATATGTTGTATTAATATTAGATAAGTATCTATTCAGTTTACCTAAGGCTCTTGTAAAACTGCCTACACTATCAGGAGTCATAAATCCCTTCATAGCTCTTGCTATTCTGTCGTCTTTAATTGTTATATATACATTTCTGCCATTTTCTCTAACAGTCAGATATTTTTCTCTTTCAAGTCTATCTTTTGGTATATCGTCTTTATTAAAATATACCCCACTATTATGTTGCATTTCTTTCTTTAAGTTATCGTTAACTTCTGTAGAGCCATCTTCTATACCTCTAACAAGATTTAAATAACTTAAACCAACTTTATTTCTTTCAGCATCTGCTATGGACTTATTATTTTGTACAAATAATGTAGCAACTATATTTTCTGCATAAAAATCTTCTGCTTCACCCTCTTTTGATCTTATTCTTCCTCTTGCTTTACGGTCCGGTCTCTTCGTGGCACCAAATAGATTTTGTATTACAAAGTTTTCAGCTCTCTCTTCTCTCTTGCTGTCGCTATCTGCTTCATCTTCAAAGTTTAAATCACCTCTTAAAGGCACATAGTTTTCATATATTCTTTCATACTGATTACCTTCTTTATCAGTAAACACCTCTGGAATAAGGCCACCTTGTTTTCTTTCTTGATTTGTGTTTTTAACTATAGATTTTGCAAAGTTTTTAATATTTTTTATCTTTGTTTTCTCAGAGTCAGGTAATGTCAATATCCATTTATTTATTCTATCGGCCTCGTTGGTATGCATACCAGATGCTATTGGATTTTTTAAATAATCATTCCTCTCTTTTGCATGCGCAGCATAAAGGATGGCATCTGCAAGTGCCATTTTTTTACTAGGATATCTACCATCACTAGCAGCTTTATAAAATCCTGATATTCTTGATAATGTATTTAATGAGTCTTCATTAACATCCAATGTATTTATAGTCTTAATCATTGGATCAAAAAATTCTTTTTGTGCTTTTTCTACTTTTGAACCTGCTATACCATGAAATAGTTCTTCTTGCATATAAGTATCCATGGCATCTGTTATTTTAGCACCATTTTCTCTTAACCTGTCCATTAAAGCACCAATAGGCAAAAATCTATCCTGTACTTGAATCAATAAATTTTGAGCTGCTTTTCTTAAATCCTCTTCCTGAACTCTACCTAAAGTAAACTTATGCCCAACTTTCGCTAGAACTCTAGATAAATTATCATACTGTATTTTTATTCTTGTGTTAGATATACCTTGATCTATTTCAGCGCTCATAGGTGTTTCTTGCTGATTCATAGAAGCAGTGCTTAACATACTTTGTTTAAATAGTTTTTCTTCTGGATAACCTGTTCTTATAACAAAAGAATCAAACTTAAATGAAGGACTTGTCTCATCTAATTTTTCTCCTCGTTTAACAAATTTTAGAGGCATAACAAATTTATTTTGCTTTGCTCCTCTTTGTGGGGTCCTGTTAAACTCTAGCCTAACACCTGTTGCTGTAGTGTTAACGATCTCTACGCCATTGTTAACGTCATCCCTATTCTGCTGGTAGTATAATTTTGCAAGATTATCATAAAACAAATCTTTTATATTTTTATATTTAAATGTTTCTAATAACTCTTGTTCATGACTTTTACCAGTTGTTGGTCTTACTGCTGTAATGTGATCGTTTCCAAATCCACTATACAAAAATGTATCACCTCTAGGTATTTCTTCATGCTTGCCATCTACAAAAAACACAGGAAGACTTCTATTATCTAGATTTATAACACCATATAAATATTTACCCAGCTCTCCTGTTGCGCCATATGCAGAGTTTTGTTTGCCTGTTGATATCATGGCAAACTTTTGATCGTTTATTGTTTCTTTAATTAACTCTAAATCTTTAGGGTCAACGTCTCTAGCTGGATCATAATCAACTAACTCTTCTTCGGTGTATTCTCTTTTTTCATGCCCGATATTTGTATCAACCTGTCCAGTAGAATCGATAGATCCTTGTCCTGCACCTCGCTTATCAGCGAGTCGCTCTCGCTCTGTTGGGGGGAGTGCTTCTCCAATGGTTTGGTCATCTATGCCTTCCTTTCTTAAAAATGCTATTGCTGCGTCTACATAATCGTTATCGCTGCCTTGTCCCGGGGCTACCCCGATGCTCTTAAATAATCTTTTTTCACCGTACCAATATACAGCCTGTGAATCAGCAACAGTTATTTGTCTATTAGTCTGTCTATTATATCTATCAACAACTCTATTATATAAAACTCTAAACTTTTTTCTATAAGTTGCTGTCTTGGGTACTTCTTGTAATCTTGTCTCTAAATTTTCAGCTAATCTTTGTGTTCTAGATAAAAATTCTGTTTTATATGTATTAATAAATTCTTTTGTTCCAAGTTTTTTTCTTCTAATTCTTTCAACATCTTTATTAAATCTTCCATTAATTAAAGTAGAAAGATCTCCAACATTAGACATATTAATTATATCGGTGCCTAATTCATCTGTTGCTACCTTTATTCTACTAATTTCATCTTCTGTGCCTGATTCTAAAGCCTTTTGAAACTCTCTTAATGCATCTCGTCTATTTTTTTCTAACGTTGTATCTCCTATTGTTCTAAATGGTACACCAAATATTCTATTTACAAAACGCATAAACCATCTATCCATAGTCAAATACTCGTAATTACCTATAATATTTTGGTAAAATGCACCTATCTTACTGCCAAATATAAATGACATTGGCACCATTTCATCAGCAACTTCTTGTTTAAAAGTAACCTTACCACCAGTAAGACTTGTTAAAGATTTTATAAATGGATCATTTTCTATTTCACTCTTAGATCTAACTACTTGTAAAAACTTCTTTATCTCCAAGTCTGTCATGCCTTTTTCTTTTTTTAATATATTATATGTTAAAAAAGATTTCTCCATGGCAGATGCTTGATTGCCTTGATTTTCTAATAATAACTCACCAGTTCTTTCCCAGTTTTCCATTTGTGTTTTTAATGCATTACTCTGCGCAACAACTGCCTCACCATTGGAAGATATAGCTAACACAAATTCAAATGCAGCTTCAGCGTTTTTATCAGTTTTAATTATGGGAATTGATATTGCATACAACTCTTTTGCAAGTTTAATCTTGTCATCATACCAGCCAATAGCTGATTCATCTGCCTCTACCTGAGCTTTTAACTCTTCAAACATAGCTAATTCTGCAAGCTCTCTATCTTCTGCATTATCAATATCAAGTGTTATATTGCCTCTTTCTGCATGCAGTTGTTTAACAGCCTCAGTCATCTTTACAGAACCAACTTTAGCCCTTTGTTCAAATTGACCATTCTCATCCATTCTATCTAATATTGTTAAATCTCTAGGCTTTATGCCTTTTATAGAATATTTCTCAGGATCTGCATCAAAATTGCTATCTGTTAATTCACCAAGACTTGCATCAACCTCAGGATCATTAGTGATAAGGTATTTAACAGGAAGTAAATCAACCTTTTGCTCTGCAAACGGCCTATCTGACAGCTTCTCTACACCTAAAGCGCTTTCATTAAAATTAACCCAACTATTTTGTCCTCTTGTTTCTGATGTCAAAGCCCATCTTGCATAAGGACTCTTAGTCATAATCATGTGATTACGCCAAGCAGCTTCTTCTCCTAAAGGTCCAAAGCCAACAGTGGACATTGTATGCGCATAGTAATCGTGGACAGCTCGTAATAAATCATTAACAAGCATAGGTCTTCCATTTACATCTACTATATTTGTTGGCTCTAATAAGGGGTGATTATCATAAACTACGCCTTCAGGCCCAAATGTATCAGCTTCTGTTCCAAAGATATAAAGATGATTATTAGCAAGTATATCTTTTCTCATAGCCTCTGACATTCTAGCGCCTGTATATGGCTCACCCTCATCTTGATATATCTCAACCTTTATAGGCATAGCATTATACTGCTCTGTGACCTCTTGTGCTAATTCAGTATATGCTCTTCTAACAGTTGTGTTATCTAAGTTATTTATACCCATAGCATCGTAGTCTTTAGCTATTTCCATCTGTAGATTCTTTTGTTTGTCTGTAAGAGTCTTAGCCTGTACAGTTGGATCTACTAGTCTTTGCGCTAATCTATTAGCTATTCTGTTTGCTGTTTTGTCTGCTTGGTCGGTCTCTGGGAGTGGAAAGTCGCCTCTAATTTGTTCATAGGAATTTGTGGCCCCGTATCCTGAACCGTAAGCCCAGAGTCTTTCAACTCTTGTATCAAGGCTTGAAATTCTTGGTCCAAGAAGTTTTCTTGCTCCTCTAACTGATTTTCTAAAGTCTCTGATTGCTGTTCTGTCATTTGGGTCTCCTAAGTAATAAGCCTGCAGTGATTTGTCAGTGACAGTAAAACCTGCCAATCCTGTTTTATCTATTATACTTGACAACTCTTTTGTTGGTATTGATTCTGTTAATCTAAAATTAACCACAGGTGTGTTGTAACTACCATCACCAAACTGATAACCAACTAGATTATTAAATCTTCCAAATCTATCAGCCACCCTTTGTCTTACATGTATTTGCTCTTGATTAAAGTTTCGAGCAAATTTCTCAAGAGCAGATAAAGCTAGATCTTTTCTTCCTTCATCAAATGTTATCTTCAATCCTACGGCAGGCTCTAGATCACTACCGTACAAGCCATAGGCTGGTGTAGACTCTACCTCTACATTTGGTATTGCTTGAGTTAAATAATCAACAGAGTTTATTGCAACTTCTTGTAGCGCAACCATAGCGTCTTCATCACCTTTGTTTGCTGCCTTTTGCAGTTCACTTAACCCAGTTATGCTATCAGTTGCTGCAGATAGGTTGGCTCTTATCTCACCTCGTAATTGACTAAACTTTTCTTGATTTTTTTTATCTATTAACGAGGTTTCTGTCTCAAAAGGTACATATTTTATATCTGATGGCAAGTTATCCACAGGCTTAGGTGCATTATCCTCTGTGTAGAAGTTAACGTTCCCTTTTACAAAAACCTTGCTACCAAGATGAACTGCTGTTCCTTTTATAGATTTAACTGCATATCCATTTTTATCTGTAAATAAATGAGTTCCATTTATACCTCTGGCTTCGCTACCCGGGTTAAAAGACAAGATGTTATCAGGGTTAGAAACAATATCTTCTATCTCTTGTCTAGATATATTTGTTATTCCACCATAACCACCAGCCATAGGAACTTTGTCTTGCTTAACACCAGTTCTTGTTACACCTTTGTATATGTCAGCTCTTTTCTGAGGCGACACCATAAGCTCACTATCTTTTATAGCAACAACGCTATCGTATCCCAAAGCAGTGCCGTATGATTTAGCAGGGTGTACTGTTTGCGTCATCCCTATGCTGCCGTCATCCAGCTGCACAAAGCCGTTTAAATTAGGTCTAACTGTAACCATTTGGCCTTCTTCAAGCTGTCTATTCTTAAACAGCTTGTTCATTATTTTTGTTTGATCTGTAGAGTTTTGTTTATTTGCTCTTATAAACTGCGCTGTCTCTAGAACGTTATCAGGTATAATACTTGGTCCAACCAATCTACTTTCTCTTTCTATTGAGTCTTGTAAAGCATCTGGTGATGCACTCTTCTTCTCCGCCTCAGATACTCTTCTTTGAAAGTTTGTGCTGCCAATATCTCTAAACAAATCACCAGCTTTATTAAATCCTGCTTCTTTGTGTGATTGAAATAATGTCTTAAAAAAGTTTATTATTCTACCAAATAATGTCTTAGGCTTACCACCTAACACAATTTTACCATCAGCAAAGTCTCTATATAACTCAGCTATAGCTTCTTCTGCTTGTTCTTCTGCTGTATATTTAGAGCCATCAGACTTAGTCTGATACATTCTATTAGCTCTATCTAGATATGTGTATTTTCTTTCTACCTTTTCACCATTAATAATCTGTACATATTTTCTATTTTTG